CAGGCTTGCGCTACGTGTCCTCTAAATCGAAGTAGAGGTGTTTGTTTACCCGAAATACAAAGGGTTTGCTCAGATGCTTTTATTGAAGGATTTAAGAAAGGTGTAAAATTGATTAGAAAGGAATCAAATGATAATAGCATGGTTTTTTTGCGGTGTAACATCCGCAGTAGCTTGTAAGATAGCATTGAACTTGTATAACGATGTACAACTCTATTATATCGAAACAGGTTCCGGGCATCCAGATAATGTCCGATTTATCTCAGATTGCGAGAGATGGTACGGGCGGCCAATTCATACCATTCGCAGCGATAAGTATCTTAACGTAGAGGATGTGTTGGCTAAGAAAAGATTTATTAATGGTCCTACTGGTGCAGCTTGCACATTCGAATTAAAGAAACAAGTCCGTTACAAGCTGGAAAAAGAGTTGGGAAATTGGGACGGTCAAGTCTGGGGATTCGACTTTGACCCGAAAGAAATAAACCGTGCTGTCCGCTTTAAACAGCAATATCCTGATACAAAGCCGTTGTTCCCACTTATCGAGCGACAGATAACCAAGCAAGATGCAATGGGAATGCTTTGGAAAGCTGGCATTGAAATCCCTGCCATGTACAAGATGGGTTACAATAACAATAATTGTATCGGTTGTGTCAAAGGTGGAATGGGCTACTGGAATAAGATACGGAAGGATTTCCCGAATGTGTTTGATCGGATGGCTAAAATTGAACGAGAAGTAGGAGCAACGTGTCTGAAAGACCAATCTGGAAAAATATTTCTTGATGAGCTTTCTCCTAACCGTGGAGAAATGCCGGAAGAGATGATACCGGATTGCTCTCTTATATGCCAAATAGAATTTCAAGAATTACTTGACCGGCAGGTAGAACGAGTATTGAAAGGAGAAATTAGTATTAATGATGTAGTCTGAAAAGCTCAAAACAAGATAGGAATGAATATGAGTGGAAAAGATGTATTAAGGCTATTACTTATCAGTTACGGTTTTTGCCGTAATATTGAGATAAGTACTTATATTGGAGATGGTGGATGGATTGGTTACGAAGTATCGGCCAGTAATGACGATGGCATTGAATACTATGAAGTAGATTGTGAAGGTTTACTTTTTCATATATACGAGATACAGAAATTTATGAGATATGAAAATATTGAACCTCGTTCAATGCTTGGAAACTTTAGCAACAAACATCTTCTTTCAGATGATTCTTTAAATAAGCTACTGAATATGTCAGAAAATAAAAATTACTGTAAAACAAACCCTTATGAATAGGCGTAAAACAGATTAGAAATGAGTGAAACAAAAATAATATTAGATGCCTGTTGTGGCAGTAGGATGTTTTGGTTTGACAAAGAAAACCCTTTGGCTTTGTTTGCTGACATTAGGGACGAAGAATACATTCTTTGTGATGGGCGAAATCTGAAAGTCCACCCAGACATCGTATCGGACTTTACCGATATGCCGTTTTTGGATAAATCCTTTAAACTGGTAGTGTTTGATCCACCCCATTTGCTAAAGGTTGGTAAAAATAGTTGGTTAGCCAAGAAGTATGGTAAACTTCCTGAAGATTGGCCAAGGGTGATAAAAAAGGGAATTGATGAATGCTTTCGTGTTCTGGATGACTACGGAGTTCTGATTTTCAAATGGAATGAGGATCAGATAACAGTTAGGGAAGTATTGAGTGCCATCAATCGGCAACCACTCTTCGGCCATACTACTGGAAGACATGGAAAGACTATGTGGATGTGTTTTATGAAACTGCCAATTAACTAATAACGGTATAGAAAGGAATGAATTATGAATAAAAGAACAATTCAAATAGATGTTATCGGTCCGATAGAAGAAACTGAATTAATGAAATGTAAATTGTATGTTGATGGTCGTGTGTGTGTAATCGGAATGTCACGATATGACTATGAAGAGTTAATGCGAGAAAAAGTGTTTATCCGGGATGGTAAGAGCGTTGATTCTGCTGGTGTGATAAACACTACTAACACTTTCATCGAAAAAGATTAATATTTAAAACGATATAGGTATGAATATAGATACTGAATTTAACGTAGGAGATAGCGTATGCTATCTGAGCGGTGATAACATTATCCATACAAGTATAAGCAAAATAATTATCGAAATATCCTATACTGATGATAGTTTTCTTATGGTTTATAAGCTGTCA